GGCATAGGTCTTGACTTTGGTTATACAAACGATCCAACAAGCTGCATAGAAATTTACAAGCATAACGAAAAACGAATCCTAAACGAAATAGTCTACCAAACAGGTCTACTTAATTCTGACATAGCAAAGAAGTTGCCTAAAGACGTACCTGTATACGCAGATAGTGCAGAACCTAAATCCATCGCAGACATTCAACGCTACGGAATCACGATTAAAGGCGTAACGAAAGGCAGAGACAGTATTAACTACGGAATTGATGTTATGCAACGTGAAGAATATTTAGTAACGTCTAATAGCACAAACCTAATTAAAGAACTTAGGTCTTACTGTTGGGACACAGATAAGACAGGCAAACGACTAAACAAACCCATAGACAACTACAACCACGCAATAGATGCAGTACGTTATCACGAAATGGAAACGCTAGGTATGAACAAGAATTACGGAAGCTATAATGTTCTGTAAAGTACAAAAACACGAAAATTAAGTTATTACTATATGAAGTTAGACATAACACTTCCTACAAGCTTATCTGAAATACCTTTATCCAGGTATCAAGAATTCATTGAAATGAAAGATAAGAGCAATGACGAAGAATTTATTGCACAGAAAATGATACAGATATTCTGCGGTATTAAGTTAGGCGAAGTTGCTAAAATAAAGATGAAGCACTTGAACGAATTGATTGCACACTTTACAAAGGTGTTTAGTGAAAAGCCACAGTTGGTACGAAAGTTTAAGATTAAAGACTTAGAATTTGGATTCATACCAAGATTTGACGATATAACTTTTGGTGAGTATGTAGACTTAGAGAACTACTTAAAAGATTGGAAGACGTACCACAAAGCGTTAAGCGTAATGTACAGACCTATCAAGACAAGCTACAAAGACAAGTACGAAATAGTTGACTACGAACCTAACGAAGATATGCAAGACTTAATGAAGTATGCACCTTTAGACGTAGCTATAAGCAGCAGTTTTTTTTTGTCGAATTTAGGCGTAGAATTACTGAAAGCTACGCAGACTTATTTGAAGAAAGAACTGAAGAAGATGACGAAGGTTTTAACCAATTCTCAGAAAGACATCAGTTTGGAAAAAATTGGGGATGGTACACTTCTATCTATGGATTGGCTGACGGAGACGTTACAAAGTTTGACGAAGTTACAAGATACAGACTTACTAAATGTCTCACCTATCTTAGCTTCAAAAAGCAAAAACACGAAATCGAAGCAAGAGAACTTAAACAACAAATGAAACGATAATGGATTATTTTGATATCATAGACAAATTAAAAGCACACTTTGACGGAGACGTTTTAGTAAACACAGTAACACAAGGTAACCTGTTTGACATAGACTTAAGCAAACAAACAATATTCCCACTTGTGCATATTATCGTTAACACGGCTTCGCTTGAATCTAACGTAGTGCGTTACAACATATCTATCCTGGCAATGGATATTGTAGACATAACAAAAGACGAAACGGTAAGCGAATTTGACGGCAACGACAATGAACTATATGTGCTTAATACGCAGCTACAAGTTTTAACACGATGCTACGAACTTTTACTAAGAGGTGACTTATGGTCTGACAAATTCCAAATAGACGGCAATCCAACTTGTGAACCTTTTGTAGATAGATTTGAAAACAAGTTAGCAGGATGGACTATGACTTGCGATATTTTAATTCCTAACGGTATGACTATTTGCTAATGGCGCAATTTAAAAACATACAAGCACTATTAGACGACTTTAAAGACAACGTAATTCGTGAAGCTAAGAGCAACTTAAAAACGAAAGGCAATCTAAACAACAGTCTAAAAGGTTATGTCAAAGAATCAAAGAACAGTATTCAGATAAGCTTCGAAATGGAAAGCTACGGTGCTTTTGTTGACCAAGGTGTTAAAGGCGACAAGTCAAGCAACAAAGGAAACAGACAAAGCGAATCACCATATAAGTTTGGTACGAATAGCAGTCTTATAGGAAAAGCTAAAGGTGGTATGTCCGGTATAATGACTAAGTGGGTAAAGCAGAAAGGTTTTCAATGGAAAGACAAGAAGACAGGAAGGTTTATGTCTTATAAGTCTATGGGATATATTATAGCACGAAGCATATATAGCAAAGGTCTAAAGCCAAGCTTATTCTTTACTAAGCCATTTGAAAAATACTATAACAAACTACCAGACGAACTTATGGAAATGTTTGGCTTTGATATAGAAAAACTATTCGACCAAATAACGAAATCAAACTTTAAGAAATGAGCATAAATTTATCACGTTCACCATTTATAATTACAATAGACGAAACAGGACAAACAGGTTCTAAGATAGAATTGTTTTTGTGGACTACAGGAAGCCAACCTGCTTCACCACAATACACACTAAGCAAAAAGATTCCTGCTTCTAACAACATAAAAACGTATTATAATATTTCACCTTATGTAAAAGAGTATTATACTTTTGGTGCTTGGGATAATGATGCAGCTACACTTTTCAACAATGCAATAAGCACGAACTACATAGTCAACTACGCAGTAAAGAGATACAAAGAAGTAAGCGGTACTTACACTTTGCTTACAACACTTACAGGTCAGTTTATGAACGGATATTCTGAATATATGGAAGGAATGAATAGAGTCTCTGCAAACGTACTTTTAGATGCAGGTACATACTTGTACAATTACGATGCAGACTTACCGACAAGTCAAAGCAATGCATTAGCAGGTTCTTTTGATGCACAGATGGACACAGGCGAAAAGATTAAATACACGAATCTAAGCACGGCAGCAACACAAGAATTTACTGCTGCAAGTGATGGTGTTTTTAGTTTTGGTAGAGTTTACACAGGCAATAATTCGGCAGGTAATAAAGTTGAAATGTTAGACGTTTCAAGCAACGTTATTTTTACTGCTACGTTCAAGCCACAATGTGAACCAAAGTACAAACCTGTAGTAATTGACTTTGTAAATAAATACGGTTCATGGTCACGCATATACTTTTTGAAAGCAGACAAGCGAAGCGTAACAGTCAAAGCAGAACAATACAAACTTAATCCACAGACTTTACCGTATAGTGCAACACAAGACGGAGGACAGATACACGAATTCAATAAGACAGGCAAAGAAACAATTAAGCTAAACACAGGATGGGTAAACGATGGATATGCAGAATACTTACAACAACTTCTGTTAAGTGAAAACGTAACTTTGTTAGATTATGACTTTAATCAAAACTACAATCCTGTAAACGTAAAAACACAAAGCTTAGAAAAACAGACAGGTCTAAATAACGGAATGATGAACTATAGCTTAGACTTTGAATTTGCATACGATTTAATTAACAACGTAGTATAATGCGAACAGTACAAGTTTACATAGAAGGACAACGCTTAGACTTATTTGATGACGAACAAATAAACGTCACAAGCACACAACAAAACGTGCAAGACATAAGCAAAGTATTTACAGACTTTAGCCAATCGTTTAGTGTTCCTGCTTCAGTAAAGAACAACGAAATCTTTCACCACTTTTACGAAAATGACATAGGAGACTTTAACGATGTAAACACGTTATTTGATTTTAACATACGCAGAGATGCAAACATAGAAATAGACTACACACCTTTTAGAACAGGTAAGATAAGCTTAGAAAAAGCGGAAGTAAAAAACAACCAAGCGTATAGCTATCAAATTACTTTCTACGGCAACTTGATAAGTTTAAAAGATTCTTTTGGTAATGATAAACTTGTAGACCTTACTTATCTTAATTTTCTTAAACACGACTTCACGCCTACAGAAGTAAAGAATAGAATCATTGACGGTGCAACAGATTACAATGTACGATACCCATTACTATTTAATAGAAACGTAACTTATGACGATGGTGGAGCAAACGACTTAAACAGCACAGGAGGCGCAGTAAGATACAACGAACTTTTTCCTGCTATTAAGTTAATACAAATGTTAGCTGCAATTACAAGTAAATACGGTGTTTCATTCTCAGGTACTTTTTTAGGCAGTAAACGCTTTACAGATGCTTTTCTATTATGTCAAAATAGCGATACATTTGTTTTTAGTACACCACCTGCTTTAGCAAATATGGTTCAAACTTTTACTTCAAATGCTAACAACAACACAACATTAGTTGCAGACGACTTTTTTGATATTGCAGCAGAAACGCTTACAATAAGCCAATTCAATCCGTCAGCAACCTTTCCTAATGTAAGTCCTAGTGGTGGTGTTTTTACTTTTGCTGAGCATATAATAAGTATTAACGTACAGAACGTTAGCACTTCGGCAGTAACTTATTATATTGATGTTTACTTAAACGGACAACTTGTAAGTACACTTGGTGGTTCTGGAAACGGACTACTAACGCCAATTAACATAAGCAATAATCAATTAATAACGCCAAGAGAGTATCAATTTTTTATTAGAGCAGAATCAAATATTAATTTAGACTTATACATACAATACACACAAAGAGGTATATATCTTTCCAATAATATTTTTGGCGGTAGTGTGCAAGAGTTTACAAACTTTTTTCAAGCAATTGCGCCATATACAATAACTGCTGAAATTAGCGTTGTAAACTATCTACCTAATATGACGGTAGAGTCATTTTTTAGCGGAATGCTAAAGATGTTTAATTTAACTTGCTATCCTATAGCTTCAAATATTTTCCAAATAGAACCTTTAGACGATTGGTATGCAAAAGGCGCAGTAGTAGACATTACGAAATACACGGATATAGAAAGCATAAATATCGACAGAGTAAAGCTATTTAAAAACGTAGAGTTTAAATACGAAGAAAGCGAAAGCGCTACTAATACAATATTTAGAGACTTAACAAGTAGAAATTACGGAA